AAACCAAAAAGCGGATTTAATCAAAAATCGAATGGTGGTTTCAGCAATTACAGTTCTAATGATTCTGTGGATGTGGGGAATGATTCTAAGTCTGACACACCAGCTTTAATATTGATTGTGATTTTGCTCATCGTGATTTTGCTTTTTTTGCCATTGCTGGCGTGGATGTATACCGATGTCAGAAAAATGGAAATTCGAGTTGATAAGGCTTTGACCAGAATTGAGGGAAAATGATTAAAAAATGCAATTTTTTATACACATCATTGTTGATATGTATACTTTTTCCATTTTTGTGTACAGGTTGCAAAGACAATGTTTATAGGTACTTTTGCCAAGACCCTGAAAACTTTAGCAAAGATGTTTGTCAAAGGCCAAGATGTGAGTTTGATCAAGATTGTCCAGATTATCTAGTGGCCCCAATATTGGAGAAGAAAATTGAAGGAAATACTGCTGGCATTACTCAACAGTCCCAAGGACAGACTCAATGCAGATGACATCGAGGTCAGAGTCAGGGCATTTGTAATCATTGTCGTTACTTTGATTTTGTTTTTCATCGTGGTCACGCTGATCTATAGCGTGATGTTTGTGAGCCAGCCTATCAAAGCCATGGCCCCAATTGACCAGGCATTCACCAAAATGCTCAATGACATCGTGCTTTTGATTGTGGGGGGCATTGGCGGTATTATGACCAAAGGCATCAGCAATGAGGCCACCAACATGATGAATGCAGCCAAAGGCAATACTGCAGCATATGTGGCTCCCCCACCACCACCAGTGGTTATGATGGCCCCATCAACCAATTGGACTGCACCACCACCACCAGCTGGTCCGCCAACATTGGAAGACCCAGAGGAGCGTTTGAGGACTGCCCAGGCTCGAGAAAGCACAAAAAATGTTTAGTTGGCTTTCATGGTTTTTTGATGATTTGTTTTATTACATTGCAATCATTGCGCTGATCGGTGGAGTGATTGCATATACCCTTTCATATTTGGTCGGGTTTCTACCAATGTTAAAGGCCCATGCACTTATCTTAAAAGTGCTTGGAATTGTTTTAGTTATTACAGGAGGTTATTATGTCAGCGATCATCATGGTTATCAAAGACGCATGGCTGAAGATCAAGTTGAAATTGACAGGCTTAATCAAGAAGCAAGAGCCAAAGAATCCGAGCTGAACAAAAAGCTGGCGCAAACTGGCGCAGCACTCAGGAAATCAAAAGATGAAAACAAATCCAAGCAAAGCAGCATTGATGCTGACATCGATGCTGGTCGGCTGCAGCTCCCCTCCAGTTGTGCCTTACAAGCCAATTCAGATGCCACCACTGCCAACGGAAATCCAACCAATGGAGCCGATTCTACAAGACAGGCTCTTAAAGATATTGTCCAAATCGCAGCAGATGGAGACAATGCAATCATCCAGCTCAACAGTTGCATTGCCACCTACAACCAAGTGATGGAAACAGTCAATGGGGGCGTGAAATGATCACATCAGAGCAGCTGATCGAGCTGAAGATCGATTCAGTTTGGACAATCCCACTCAATGACACATTTGATCGATGGGGCATTTCAACGATTGAAGAACAGGCGTGTTTCATTGGCCAATTCTCATATGAGTCAAATCACTTTAAAGATTTGAGTGAGAATTTAAACTATCGGCCAGAGACGCTGATGAAATTGTGGCCAAAGCGGTTTCCATCGATGGATGAGGCTTTAAAGTATGCCCATCAGCCAGAAAAAATTGCCAATCACATTTACTCAAATCGGATGGGCAATCGAGATGAGGCATCAGGAGATGGCTGGCGTTTCAGAGGATCAGCAATTTGTCAGTTGACTGGGCATGATAATTTTTACCATGCTGGCCAAGCATTGGGCATTGATCTGGTACACAATCCTGACCTGGCACGCACACCCAAATATGCTGCACAAATTGGTGGCTGGTATTGGAAAACGCATAAGTGCAATGAGGCTGCACAGGCCAAAAATTACAACAAACTCACAGAAATCATCAATGGGGGATTGTTTGGTGCAGAGCAGCGCATTGCAGTGATGCACCAATGCGAAAGAATCTGTGGAGCCTAATGCTCTTTCAGATATAGATAAACCATCAATCCAATGGTGCTGAAAATAAAGGCAATCAATCCCAGCAAGCCGAGAGCGATTGCCCACATAAAAATATTAAACCAATCAAACATTTTTGATATTGTAATCAGCAGCGTTGATTGAATACTTATACAGTGTCCATTTGCGCTGGTAATTGGCATCTTCACTTGGAGGGATAAAACCGAATCGTTTCCATGTGGTCATTACATCGGTTTTATCTGCTGGTGTGTATTGTTTTATATTTGGGAATTTCATTTTGTTTTATCCAAGTAATCTGCCAAATCTTTGGTGTCCACAAACACTCTGAGTCCATCTTTGTATGTGCGAAAACTCAGCTCATTTTTAGAGCGTTTGTTATAGATCGTACCGATTGGCACTTTCAGCACTCCAGCCACTTCATCGAGAGTTAAACGAACACCAAATTGATTCAGCAGATATTGATACATATTGGTTTAGAAAGGAATATTAGAGTCTTGGAAAGCGGTTTTGGCCACTCCAAAATCATCCACTGCCGAGGCTTTGGACCCTAGTGCGTCACCTTTCTCGAGCAACTGGATGTTGTTCAGCCAAAATGCTACACCATTGTTTCCAGCTTGGGAATATGCATATGCAGTGACAGACACACGGCCCCAGTCACCAGAGACAAAATCATTGGCAGCCAGGATGGGCTGGCCCTCTGCATCGATGACACCAGGCTTTTCATTTGACTTGCATCGAATGAAAAAACTGCCTTTGTATTGATCAGGCAATGGTGTGCCATCTTGCTTTGTTTCAGTGTCACCATCACGCAAAGGATTGCGCAGATTGGCTGGATATTTCCCATTCCACTTTTTATCAAGTGCACCTTTCATTGCAGCTTTGAGGCCAGCAATGGTTTGCGTGTCACCTTTGGGAATGATGAATTCAGTGGAAAACTCCTCTTTTCCAGACAATTCATTGATCTTGGGACTGGCCCAATTGAGGAAAGAAAAACGGCCTTTGCCAGTTACAAATTTTGACATATTTACTCCAGTTTACAGTTTAAAAAATACCGACACCGAATTGTGTTGGTGGAATCACTATAACATAAATTCTCAAAATTTCCCACAATTTCACAAAATTTAATATATACTGAGGATTCATTAACTGAAAACTGGATCAAAAATGCTTTTCCCCCATCAAGAAATATCGAGAGATTTTCTCTTAAACACCAAGCGAGCCATTTTGGCCGATGAGCCAAGAGTGGGCAAAACATTGCCAACGGCAGCTGCAGCACTTGAGCATTTGCCAGCTCTGATCATTTGCCCAGCCATTGTGAAAAATGTCTGGAAAGCTGCATTTGAAAAACTTGGCTACCATGGAAACGTCACAGTTGTCAATGGCAAAGTGAGTGCACAGAATGCAAGAAATGATGGGGTCACCATCATCAATTATGATGTTTTAGGCTCACTCAATGAGCTTGGCCAATATCAAACTCTGGTGCTGGATGAAAGCCACAGAATCAAATCCCCCAAAACCATACGCACCATTGCTGCACTCAAATGGATGAAACGCATCCGCAGAGTTTATGCCCTATCAGGCACACCAATACCAAACAGACCCATTGAGTTGTGGCCACTGCTGCATGGCCTGGGAGTCTATCGGGGGGGCTGGTATGACTTTGGTTTGCGATATGCCAAATTATGGAATGCACCATGGGGGCTGGATACGTCAGGAGCCAGTAATTTGCCAGAGCTGCGATCCATCATGCAGCCAGTAATGCTCAGACGCACAAAAGCTGATATTTTTACCAATTACCAGCAGCCAATCACTTCACTGATCACCTTTGATCTGCCAATTGATAAGCGTGAAAAAGAATTCAACGCTGATGCATTGATCGAACACCCAAATCCTATGCTAGCTTTTGAGGGTTTATCAGAGGTAATGAAAGAGGCTGGAATGCGTAAAGTCAAGCCAGCTGCAGAGTTCATCGAGTCCAAGTTGGCCGATGAGCCAGTGATCGTTTTTGCCCATCACAAAGATGTGGTGCATCAATTGGCCACCATTCTTAAAGATCACAAACCATCAATCATCACAGGAGACACACCAGCAGCTGCACGACAAAAACTCATTGAGGACTTTCAAAATGGCACAACAAAACTATTCATTGGCAATTTGGCAGCGTGTCAAGAAGGGATTGACCTATCTGCAGCCGATACAGTTATTTTTGTTGAGGCCACATGGCAAACATCAGCTCTGCAGCAAGCCAGTTCCAGAGTGGAAAATATCAATAAAACTGGATCGGCTCCACTCATTTATTTGCTCACAATTTCCAATTCATTGGATCACACCATTCTTTCAAAAATCCTCAAAAAACAAAATGTCATTAACCAAATCATTTAATCCTATGGAAAAAATACTCTTAAAACAAGCAGCAAGAATCATCGATCATCTTGTCGAATCAAAACCCGAGGATGTCAACTGGGAATTGATTGACCGATTTCAAGATTTACTTGAGCGTTATTTGACCAAAGAGAAAAAGAAATTACCAACCAATGAAAGGACTGCAGCATGACTAAAGATGAAGCATTACAACTTGCATTGGAGGCGTTGGGAAGCAATCGTAGAACGCATCATTACTGCGAGGACACATGGTATTCATGCCCTAAGCATGAAGATGGATGCGCCAATGATTCTGAGGGCGACGAGTGCAACTGTGGGGCTGATAAAGTGAATGCTGGAATTGACCAAGCCATCATTGCAATTAAAGAAGCACTAGAAACAAAAGAAGGACTATTAGACAGAAATTCCTATTTGCTTGGATTGTACGATCAAAAATCTAGGTTAGAACTAGAAACAAAAGATGAGCCTGTGGCGTGGGAGCAATTCCACGAACACATGGCGGGTCCAAATTATGTTGCACCACAACGCACATGGGTAGGACTGACGGATGAGGAGATTCGGGAATGCTTTGCTCATGTTGAAGGAGTTACTGTATCTGATGCAGTAATTTTGATAAGCGTTGTACGCACAACGCAAGCCTCTTTAAAGGAGAAAAATACATGAGCTTAGGTATCAACAACACAGACGAGACTTTTCCTTTAGAGGTCAAGCTGATGGACAACGAAGTGCTGCGCGTCACACAGGACGGTCAGTTTATTTGGCATCCCGATGCTGACCGCATGATTGAAGAAGGTAACTTTAACTTTAACCCTGCCATGCCTCATATCTTGAGGGCTTTGCGTAAGCGTGAATGGGTAGGACTGACGGATGAGGAAGTAAATAGTTTACGGTACAAGCGCGATTGGACTGGCCCTTGGACAGACATGACTTTTGCCCGAGCCATTGAAGCCAAATTAAGGAGTAAGAACAGATGAAAAAGAAACCCGATTTGATCAATCATCCACCACATTACACTGATCATCCATCAGGCATCGAGTGCATCGAGATCACCAGGCACATGGGATTTAACTTGGGTAATGCAGTCAAATACATTTGGCGGTGTGACCTCAAGCAAGATGCCATTGAGGATTTAAAAAAGGCGATTTGGTACATTCAAGATGAAATCACTAAAAGGGAAAATGAGCAATGAGCAAAACCAAACGTATAACTTTGTATGTGCCAGAGCAAATTGATTTGATCAGAGACAAATTGGCTGCAGACAGTGGTGTGAAAATGACCTATGTGCAAGTATTTGCATTTTTAGTTCATTTTTATATCAAGCATTGCAATGAGCCGAGGACACAATGGAGGCCAATGCAATGACTAACGAAGAAATCATAGAAATGGCTAGAGAGGCAAATTTACCAAGTTGTTTAGCAACGCATCCAAAAGCACTTGAACGATTTGCCACATTGATAGCAGAAAAAGAACGTGAGGCGTGTGCAAATACGGCTGGTCTTGCATTACTTGGCGCAGATAAAGCGTTGACTGATCGTGTTTTAAAAGCCATCCGAGCAAGGGGAAAAAGTAATGGGTGATATGGCTGAAATATTTAATGAATGGAAAGAATACAAAAAAGAACGCAGGCAAAGGCTTGGTATGCCATGCCCTGATTGCACAATCAGATTACCTAAAGCACAACCAAAAATTCTTATGCCAAACCAAAAATGTTGGTGCGGTTATATCGATAAACGTGAAAGGAAACAAAAATGCGTAAGCGGTCCAAGTATCGGCCAAAGCCAGTGATTTTGGACAACATGGCTTATGTTCTGTCTGGCAAGACCAATATTATCAAAATAAAGTTTTGGGAGGTTAACCAGACAATCAAGGATGTCGGATTTGGGGAATTTTTCTGGTTTCTGCCTCATTAAGAAAACGACCAAATTGACTCCCACCCATTAACCAAAGGAATTAAACATGACAACACACGCACCAATATCAGCATCCAAACTTGAGCGAATCATTCTCTGCCCTGGCTCATATTTGCTCGAGAAAGATTTGCCCAATCCAACCAATGCAGCTGCACAACGTGGCACGAGCATCCATGAATTGGCCGACATGATGTGGAATGAAATGGCCATTGATTACAATGAATTTGATGCCGAGATGGTACAAATTGCCATTGACTATGTGACCTATCTTAAAAAGGCATCAGCTGCAGCCAGGTTTATTTTTCTCGAGCTGAATTTGACTCCACATTTGTCAAGGATTCATCCAGACTTGGGAGGCACTGCTGATGCAGTGTTTGTGATCGACAATGCACTTCATGTGGTGGACTTAAAAACTGGCCGAATCAAAGTTGATCCAGCCAACAATAAGCAGCTGATGATGTATGCACTTGGCGCATTGATGATGTGCATCAAAAAAGACATCAGAGTCACACACATATATTTGCACATCTTTCAGCCACACAACAATTGCCAACCATACTATGTCTCATTCGATGACATGGAAAAATTTGAGGAGGAGTTGATCATCATTGCCAAGATGGCCAATGAGCCAACTGCACCAAAAATTGCTGGGCCAAAACAATGCAAATACTGCCGAGCCAAAGCCATTTGCCCATCCATCAAAGATGCTGCAGTCAAAGCTGCACAAATTGATTTTGAAAAGACCACCAAAACCATGCATGAGCTATTGGATAAAGCAGAATTGTGCAAAGTATGGGCTGAGTCTGTACAAGATGCTGCAAAACAGTATTTGGGCAATGGCGGTGAAATCCAAGGCTGGTCACTTCAGGCTGGCCGAAGGATGACCAAATGGAATCCAGAGTTTAAACACGACTGGCCAGCCGAGGCTTATGAGCTGAAAACACCAGCTGCAGTTAAAAAGTTGAAGATTGAGATTCCCGATGGTGCTATCATCGAAACCCATTCTGCCCCATCACTCACTAGGATCAAAGAATGAAAATATTGATTGCGTGTGAATATTCAGGGACTGTAAGAGATGCATTTATTGCCAAAGGCCATGATGCAATGTCATGCGATATATTGCCCACAGACGTACCAGGCCCACACTATCAAGGGGACATCATGGATGTCTTATACGATGGCTGGGACATGATGATTGCCCATCCCCCATGCACTTACATTTCCAATGCTGGTGCAAGATTTTTGTACCCAAAAAGTGTACTTAATCCAGAAAGATTGGCAAAAGGATTGGAAGCAAAAGAATTTTTTATGAAATTATTTGATGCACCAATTGAAAAAATTGCAGTTGAAAATCCTATTCCATCCAAGGTTTTTGGATTACCATCCTATACCCAAGCAATTCAACCATATGAATATGGCCATCGATTCAAGAAAAAAACTTGTCTTTGGTTGAAAAACTTGCCTCCACTGATGCCAACTGACATTGTTGGATATTCTGAAAGCACAAAAGTGCCTGGGAATTGGTTCAACAAAGGTGGAAAAGATCGTCAAAAAAATAGAGCAAAAACATTTGACGGCATTGCGAAAGCAATGGCAGATCAGTGGACATAAAAAAAGGGCAGCTGGTGAAAGCTGCCCTTAACCCTTACAAACCCTCAAAGGAAAGAAATGGCCGAAACCATTATAAAACAAAACGACACTGAACATCCATTTTGGATGCAATTTGGTGATAAACCCATTTTTTGCGGTTTTACAGACCAGAAACGGCCAGTGGGCATTGATGGCGTGATGGGCATTGCAGAAGCTGCCACATCTGGCAAATTGGGCACATATGACCAAGCCAAGGCTCTGAGCCATCCCTATGTGGGATTGTCTCTATTAAAACCATTTGAAGTGCAGTCAGACTTATTTTTGGTCTGCATCGATCTCGATTGGAAGAATGCCAAAGACTATCAGCCACATACAGAGCAGCTGGTGCTGATGACTTATCTCAATAAACTTGGGGCAGCCTATGAGACATCATTGTCTGGCCATGGTGCGCATTATTGGGTTTTGATGCAAAGGAACAAAATCCCTAAATGCATTACATTGTCTGAAAACAGGCAAATTGAATTCTTTTCAGGATTTACTGGCCAAAAGAAAAACATTCTTTTAACAGACTGGGATTATTGTGGCCAATTGCTCGAGGTCAACATCATGGATCAAATGCCATCCAATTCCAAATCTGATGATGTCAAATTATTATTATCATTCATCGATGCTGATGATTATACCGATTGGATTTCAGTTGGCATGATATTGAAAAAAGAGCTGGCTGAATTGGGATTTGAGTTGTGGGATCAATGGTCCAGAAAATCAGATAAATATGACCCATTTATTATGTCAACCAAGTGGGAATCATTTAAAAAAGATGATGGAATTGGCATTAGACAATTATTAAAACTGGCAAAAAATCATGGTTTTCAAGGCGAAATTAGTGCTTTCAATAATCCTGAAGATGATTTTGTTAATAATCCAAGCAGTGGAGATTTTGACAGGATTATTGATTCTGAAACTGGTGAGATTATTATCAAGGATATTTGGGAAAGCCGAATAATCGACCCAATGACTGTATTGACCAGTCCAAATTGGGTGATTGATGGGTTTTTGGCAGATGGATTGACGTTGATTGCTGGCGCACCAGGCGTGGGAAAAACATCAGCCATTGTCCCATTGGCCATGCAAGTGGCTGGATTTAGCAGCCATTTTTCAAATGTAGGCGTGCTAATTAGACGCAAAGTGATTTATTTAAGCGAAGACACTGGACAGGTTCAGCGCATTCAATATGCCCTACAAAAGCGAATTAGGCGCACTCATGGCGATTCTGAGTTTGGATGGCCAGAGATTGCCGATTGGTTCAAAGTTGTGGCCACCAAGCGATCCAGTGCGTCAGATATTGCCAAATTGGCCATTTTGGCTGCCAAGCATGAGACAGTGTTTAAAGACTATTCAGGAAACGATGCTCAGATCAAGCCATTGATCGTCATTGACACGGCATCAGCGTCATTTAACGTGGAATCAGAAAATGACAATGCTGAGATTGCCAAATACATCAGTGCCATCAAAGAAGGGCTTATAGGGCGAGGATTTCCAGTTTGGGTGGTTACCCATACACCAAAGGCTTTAAAGCGTGCAGATGTCAGGGATTTCAGTGCCAGGGGGGCTGGAGCATGGGAAGGTGATGCCAATTGTGTGGCTTACCTATTTCAAGAGGATGGACTTGAGGAAAGATTCTTAAAACTTGGGAAACATCGATACCAGGCTGATTTTGATGAAGTTGCATTTGAAACCAACATTTATACTGAGTTTGTGACCGATCCATTGCGTGGGCCAGTTGAGTTGTCAGTGCGCTGGGCCATTCCATCCAAGTCGATGGAGTCCAAGCGGATCGAAGCCAAAGAATTGGCCAAAGAAGAAAAGATGGAATCAGCCAAACAATCCAGAAAAACGGAAATCATCGACATTTTGAATTCAGAGATTGCAGCTGGTAAATATCCGACCAAACGATCGGTCAGGAATTTGGTGTCTGGCCGAACCGAGGAAATTGGAGCCATCATCGATGCTCTGATTGATGATGGTTCAATCATGGAAGTTGATCTGCCAGCTGAATTAAAAGTCGGTGCAAAACGGACTTCATTGGTTCCCAATTTGTCGGGAACCAATGGATTTTGATGGTAATACAAAATGATTAAATTCAATTGGTTCCCAAACCATTGGTTCCCCTAAGGAAAAATATGGGGAACCAATAGTACCTAAGTGGTACTATTGGTATCGGTTCCGAGGAATCGGGAACCAATGGGAACCAATGGGAACCAATAGTACAAAAGGTTTAGAATTATGGATAAAGATGAATTAGGGAATGGCGAAAAAGATGACTTTGATGACCGCATTTTTTGTGATGAATGCGAGCATTTTGTGTCAAAGAATTGGTATTTAAAATGTGAAGCTGGTCAGACATACATACTTGGGATAAAAAACAGATGCACACTATTCAAGAAAAAAACACCCAAAAACCAAAAATTTTGGGAATGAAAGAACACAAAATCCAAGTCAAAGTGATTCAACATATTCGCACATTTTTCCCAGATGTGTTGATTTTTGCCATTCCAAATGGATCAGCAACATCGGCCAAAAATCGATTGATGTTGTTTTTGGAAGGTTTGACCGCTGGCATTCCAGACATTTTTGTTGCTGAATCCAGGCATGGTTTTAGCGGTTTGTTCATTGAATTGAAAACCCAAGAAGGTGTCGAATCACATGATCAAAAGAAAATCAGACTTTTATTGCAAAAGCGTAATTATTTGGTCTATGTGGCCAGATCACCAGAAACTGCAATTGATTTGATCACCGATTATGTGTGCTGATTCACAACAATTCACAAAATTTCACAAATTTATGTTACAGTGTTTGAAATTAACTTTGGAGCTGAAAAAATGTTTGGATATAAATTGACTGAGTGGCTTGGAATGATTGCAATTGGCGTTATGTTTGCTCTGATGCTAATATATGGCTGGACTCATTAAGGATAATCATGCCGATTAGAAAAGATTCAAAAGGATGGTGGTGGGGAAATCAAGGCCCATTTGATACCAAGCAAAAAGCAGTTCAAGTTGGCCAAGCAGCTCATGCAGCTGGTGCTGATGAAGAATCAACTCAAGTCAAAGAAAAAAAACAAGGCAAATTGACGTTTGCTTTGGATTATCACAAGACATATTCAGCTGATCCAAAATTTTGGAATGTATTTATTCAGTTGGTTTATTTGCGCAAAGATAAATTGCTTTGCGTTTCACATTCGACCGATCCAGATGAGATCGATGAATTGTACAAAACAATTGGTAAGATAATTGGCAAAGATAATGTCATATTGACCGATGGCGCAGCCAAAAAACCATATTGTGATGAACATGGAATTGATATTGATATTTGGATTGATAATAATCCGATTCATATAATCCAAGATCCCAACAAATAATCATGCCAGTTAGTCCACATAATGTGAAATGTGCCAGCTTGGGATGCAAAGAAAATCGATCGAGATTATCAACATTTTGCATTAAGCATGGCGGTCGAGATACTTATGTGGCCAAAAAAACTATTGAAAGAAAATCTTTCAATTCAATGTATGACTCATCATCATGGAAGAAACTAAGGAAAGCAAAATTGTCAGCGCAGCCGATTTGCCAGGCGTGTCTTGGGTCAGGCATAATTTCACCAGCATCAATGGTCGATCATTTGTTCAGTTGGAGTGCCATTGGGAAGGATGCATTCTATCGGAATGTGTTTCAATGTTTGTGTGCCAGTTGCCATGCTGAGAAGACGCAGTTGGAACGTGATGGGATATATCGTCACTACACAGTGCCAGTGACTGACTATCAACTGAGTGACTATCAATCGGCCATGGGGATTGCGTCAGTTGATTCAGCCAATGAGGTCGGTGCAGCGCATGGGTTGGGCGAAATCCTGAAAACTTAAATTTTGGTGGGCCGAAAACAAG